CGTTATTCGCGGCATGGCAGACGGCGGTGGCGGCATGGGTGGCGATGTTCATATGCACGTGCATGCGCTGGACGCGAAAGATGTTAAAAACTACCTGCACAAAAACAGCCACGTTTTAGCCCCAGCCATGCGCAAAATGGCGCGCAACTTTTCGCCAACCAGCGGATCAATGTCGCCGCTTGGGTCGCACGCATGACAAGCTCCATTTATCCATCACTGCCGGGGCTTGATTTCGGCAGCGTGAGAACGCCGCGATTCAATACAAGCACGCAGGCATCAATATCCGGCTACGAATCGCGTATTGCTCGCATGGCGTATCCTATTTACACGTTTAAGCTGAAATATGAGTTTCTGCGATCAGGCGCTGCGACACTGGAAATGCAGACGCTTGCGGGCTTCTTTCTTTCCATGCAAGGCTCTTTTAATTCATTTCTTTACACAGACCCGGATGACTACAGCGTAACAAATCAAAGCATAGGGACGGGGGATGGAGCAACGACCACTTTTCAGCTTGTTCGATCTTATGGCGCTGGCGGATTTACGCTCACAGAGCCAGTACACAACACAAATTCCACGCCTGTCATCAAGGTTGATGGCGTGACAAAAACCGTCACAACAGACTACACAATCAGCGCAACAGGGCTTGTTACTTTTGTAACGGCGCCAGCATCAACAAAATCCATAACATGGTCAGGCACGTTTTATTACAAATGCAGATTTAAGGATGACAGCAGCGACTTTGACAAATTCATGCAGGATTTGTGGAGCAACAGCAGCGTCACGTTTTACGGCTCAACGATGAACAAGCTATGAAATCTACTTCTGCGGCTGTCATTGCTTTAATTGCAAGCAGCAATGTTTTTGCAAGAGCGGATCTGTACACGCTGTCGCTTAAAAATGGGCTGGTAATCAGATACACAGATTTCGATGTTGATTTGACATACGGCGGCCACACATGGACAGCGGGCGGGCCGGTATTTCAGAGGGGGCAGACGCGCACGGTGATTGGGCTAGAGGTGGGCACGCTGGATCTTGAAATATACCCGAAGCCAACCGACACGATTTCAGGAATAACATTTATATCCGCCGCTGCCGCAGGATACATTGACGGCGCAACCATTGATCTGGATTACGCAATAATGGCCGCAGGGTCAACTACTGTCCTGGGGACGGTATCAAACTTTTCAGGCACAGCATCAGAGCCATCAATCACTAGATTTGGGATGTCGATGACAGTCAGCAGCCCGCTCGATGCGCTTAATGCGCAGCTGCCTAGAAATCTGTGCTCGCCATCATGCATTCACACGCTTTTTGATTCCGGCTGTGCGCTGGTCAAAACCGCATTTGGCGTATCAGGATCAGTGACAGGCTCCGGTACCGCATCCGCAATCACAACAACACTGTCAAATGCCAGCGGGTATTTTGATGCCGGGACAATTGTTTTTACATCTGGAGCGCTCAACGGGGTTGAGTCCACGGTGAAAACCTATGTTTCAGCATCTGGAGCAATTTCGTTTAATTACCCGCTGCCTTCTGCGCCCGCTGGCGGCGTAACGTTCACCGCATATCCAGGATGCGACAAAATGCCAGCAACGTGTTCAAGCCGATTTTCAAACATTGCAAACATCAAGTGCATGCCATTCGTGCCAATACAGGAAACGGCGTACTAATTATGCGGCAAGAAATTGTAAAGGCCGCAGAATCGTGGATCGGAACTCCATACCACCATTACGCACAGATCAAGGGGTCTGGCTGCGATTGCTTACAGCTGTTGGTTGCTGTTTTTACCGAGTGCAAGCTAATACCTGAAAAAGAGTGGCCGCACTATGCGTATGACTGGCACATGCACAACAGTGAAGAGCTTTATCTGGACGGGCTGATGAAATACGCAAAAAAAACAGATGACCCGCAGCCTGGTGATGTTGCTATGTTTAAGTTCGGAAGAACAGTGTCGCATGCGGCAATTGTTATTAGCTGGCCGATGATGATCCACGCCTATAATGGGCATGGCGTTGTTTATGTGTCGGCACATGATGCGGAGTTGCGCGGCAGGCTGCATTCATTCTGGACGATGGTGCAATAATGGGCGGGTTATTTGGCGGCGGAACCGTAACAAAAATATCGCAAACGCCAGCCGCTGCGCTACAGCTGCAATCATCGTCTTACGGGTGGCCCCTAACGATACTGTACGGCAGAAACCGCGTAACCGGCAATTTAATCGGATATTACGATTTTAAAGCAACCGCGCACACAAAAAAAACAAGCTCGGGCGGAAAAGGCGGCGGATCAAAAACCAAAACAACAACGTACACATATTCAGCAACGTTTATCATGGCATTGTCAGAGGGTGAGTCATCTACGCTTAATGCATGCTGGGCAGATAAATCGTACGACGGAACGGCAAGCAAGTTTACATTTTTCACAGGGTCAAGCGCGCAAACAGCATGGTCATACATGCTTTCGTCACACTCATCTGATGCGCTGAATTATCGCGGCCTGTCGTACTGCGCAAGCGCAAATTACGATCTGGGCAGCAACCAGTCAATGCCGCAATTTTCGTTTGATATGACCGGGCTACTGCCGTATACCGGAACAACAACTGACACATCAACGCAAATGCTTTTGCACATGCAGGATGCGCTTGGCGCAACATCCCCATCCGATGACAGTTCGCGCACATGGACTGTAACCGCAGATGCGTTGACAGTTTCAACGCGTAGCAGGTTCGGATCTACGTCATGGGCGCTTTCTACTGTTGGCGGCACGGCTGGATCAATGCAGACAAGCAGCGTGTCCGGCCTGAATGCAGGCAGCGGAGCGTTTGGTATCTCCTTGGAGTTCTGGCCTACTGCATATCATGCGTATGGTGTAGTTTTCTGCGCAAACCGCTACTCATGGAACACAGGCGCAATACTTTTTGGATATGACGCCACAGGCTCAACAGTTGGCCTTTATGCCTACCCAAGCGGCACAGCTATTTGCGTCATGCCAACAACAGACATACCGACAGGACAATGGAATCACATCGAGATAAACAGAGACAGCTCCGGCAATGTTTGGTTGACGGTTGGCGGCGCCATAAAATCATACACAACGGGCAGCACTGTTTCACTTGATTTCGGCAACACCGGGCAATTTATGATTGGCAACAGCGACATAAATGGACAGCCAGCAGCTGGCTACTACTCTGAATTTGCGATAAGAATTGGGAACTGCTTTCACGCGGGTTCTTTCACTCCGCCATCATCCGTGTACGAATACAGGCCATCATCATCGACAGCTGGCGGCGTTAAACCGTCAGGCGCAAACCCGTCAGACATCATCAGCGACCTGATAACAAACACAGAGCACGGCGTTGGGCTGTCATCGTCATACATTGCATCACTAACGCAGTACAGTGATTATTGCGTTGCAAACAATATATTTTTGTCGCCTGTATATGACAAGCAGTCAGAAGCCAGACAGATGCTTGCAGATATTTTCAGGCTAACGAATAGCGGGTGTTTTTTCTCTGAAAAGAAACTCAAGGTGACGCCATTTGGAGATACATCAGCAACGGCGAACGGCGTTACTTTTACCCCATCAATATCAGCAAGCTACAACCTTACAGACGACGATTTTCTTGACGGGCAAAGCCCTGTAAAAGTCAACAGAAAAAGAGCGTCGGATTTTTATAACTGTGTTGATGTTGAATATCTTGACAAAACAAACCAGTTTAACAAATCAATAGGAACGGCGTCGGATCAGTCCAATATCTACGCTTTCGGGCTGAGAAAAATGGACACCGTTGTGGCGCACTGTGTAACAGATGGCGCAACAGCAAATAAAGTCGCGCAGCTGCTGATGCTTCGCGCTTTATATGTTCGCGCGCAATATGAGTTCACAATAGGATTTAAGTATTGCCTTCTTGAACCTTGTGATTACGTGACAATCACAGACTCTGGCCTTGGGCTCGACGCTCTGCTTGTTCGCATCCTGTCGATTGAAGAAACCGAAGATGGGCAGCTAAATATCACCGCGGAAGACGCGCAATTTGGTACCGGAAACGCGGCCAGCTACTCGTATGCGTCCGGCGCAGGATATGCAGCAAACACGGACTCATCAACCGCAGGGAACGTGATCGCTCCGCTGATATTTGAAGACCCTAACCAATCAACCGCGTCTGCACTCAGGATTGGAATAGCAGTTACAGGGAATAATTCAAATTGGGGCGGCTGCGAAGTATGGGCATCAAATGACGGAAGCAATTACCAGTACGCAGGGAATGTTGTTGGTGGTGCAAGATACGGGACAACAACAAGCGGAATTAGCGGAGCTGTTGGGCAGGTTCCAAGGGTTTCACTGCTTGGAATAGGCGGCGAATTCACCAGCGGCTCTGCATCTGATGCCGATGCAAACTCTACCCTGTGCCTGATTGGGTCTGAATATGTCGCATATACAACAGCGTCGCTTGTTTCTTCAAACGTTTACGATCTCACGCTGCACAATCGCGGCGTTTATAGCACTTCAGCCGCATCGCACTCTTCTGGCGTCACATTTGTAAGAATTGATGCGGCGATTGTTTATACAGATCAGATGGACTTATCCAATGTAGGCAAAACACTTTATTTTAAATTCCTTTCATATAATTTGTTTGGCGGCGGTATACAGAGCATTGCAGATGTAACGGCTTACACATACACAATAACCGGCGCG